AGGGCTTTGAGGGCACTTTCTGGCTCAGTGAGACTATCTGTGCTCCCTTTATTCTCTTTCAGCTTATAAGTGCACTCAAGAACGCAGCTAGGGCTGGCTTGATAAAGAATGAGTTACTGCAGTTAATCTTAGATAAAATCGACCAACATAAAGCAAATGAAAAACAAGATTGAAGTTATTGTTATAGGGCTACTACTAATCACAGTAGCTTTTTTGTTATGGGAAAGACAAAGCTTAAGTAGCGGTAGTGAAGAAAAGTTTATGTCTTACATGGACTCTATGGAGAAACGCAACGAAAGTTTCCTCAGTAGGGTAGATTCTTTATCTACACTTAAACACGAACAATTTAGTTACTATGAAAAAATCAACCTCAAGTATGACACTATTCAGATTGCTCTTGACACTATGCCTGATATTGACGGCACAAAGTTCTTACTCACAATCTCTAGACAGCTTACCGCTAAAGGAGTTGAATAACGAATTCCTCAAAGGTATCAAAGCCAGAGAGAGAGTCGTTGTTCTTAAGAACGTAATCCATTTAGACAGTCAACAAATTAATTTGTATAGGGATTCTATTGTCCCTAACTATCAGGTTATGGTAGAAGAGTCAAAGAAAGAAGTAACTAGACTTAATCGTGTAATAGACCGCAAGAACCTTGAGATGAAGATTTACAAGTACGGTTTCTTGGGTATGTCTATTCTTGCTATCTTTAGCTTTATCTTATAATGTATGCAGTTAAGCACAAGAGCTAGAATAAGTATAGTGATAGCGGGCATACTCATGCTTTGTCTACTTTATACTAAGTCTACAGTTGTACTAAAGTACAACTCGTTAGATTACGAAAAGGCAATCTTAGAGTTTTGGTTAGTGGTAGCTTTCTTACCTTTCTTTTTCTTTGGTTGCATTGAGTTTGTAAGAAAAGCTAGATATAAGTTTCAAAGCATTGACGCTACTTTTAATGCTATTAATTCTAGTAATATATTAGTAGAATTTAATCTTGAAGGTGAAGTACTCAAAGCAAATGCTAAATTCAAAAAGCTTTTTGGAGAAGTGACAAACCACAAGGACTTAGATGATTTTTCTGTCAATGATTGGAAAGAGTTTTGGTCTCATTTAAGAGTAGGTTATTTTAAACAAGGAGAGTATAACTGTAATGGAGTTTGGCTGTATGGAAACTTTAATCCTATCAAAGATCCTTATGGAGAGGTTTATAAAATTCTTTTAATTGCTACTGAGATTACTGAGAAGAAAAAGATTGAAGCAGAAATTGCTAAGAAAAACTCTTACTTGGAGCATGCAGCTAAAATTTTAAGGCATGATATGCACTCTGGAATCAACACTTACATTCCTAGAGGACTTTCTTCCTTAAAAAGAAGACTGAATGAAGAGCAGATTAAAGAACTAAAAATAGACGCTCCTTTAAGAATGATTACAGAAGGCTTAACCCATACGCAAAAAGTTTATAACGGAGTTAAAGAATTTACTAACTTAGTTAAGCAAGATGCTCACCTAGAACTTAAGTTGCATAATCTTAAAGATATTTTACATAGTTATTTGTCAAGTACCTCCTACGAGAAACAAGTAGTTATAGAAGAATTACCAGAGATTGAAGTTAACGAGTCTTTGTTTTGTACAGCAGTAGACAACCTTATTAGAAATGGACTTAAATACAACGATTCAGGTACTAAAATAGTACGTATCTTTGTAGAAGAAGATTACTTAATCATTCAAGATAATGGTAGGGGAATGTCTCAGGAAGATTTAATCCAGTGGTCTCAGCCTTACAAAAGAAAAGAAGGGCAGAAAGAAACAGGAACAGGTCTAGGACTAAACATATGTACTGCAATTATGGAAGAACATAAGTTTCAAGTATTTGCACAAAAACTAGAAGAACCTGAATCAGGAACTAAACTTAAAATAAAAATAAAATGATAGACTCAATATTACTTGTAGACGATGAAGACTTATTCCACCTAGTGTTTGAAGACTCTTGTAGTCTTTTGGACATTACTTTAAGTTTGCAGAGTTTAACTTCTTCTGACGAAGCTGATAAACTATTTAAGAAATGGTTTCAAGAAGGTCCTTTAGAAGAGAAACCTGACTGCGTATTTGTTGACTTAAACATTATAGGTTCGTCTTTTGACGGTATAGAATTAATTCGTAAGATTAACTTTGAGTATGGCAACGGTGTAGTTATAGGGATTATTTCCTCTTCTGATGATAAACAGGAGATAGAGAAAGCAAAAGCTGTTGGTGCTCAGTTCTGGATAATTAAATCCGATGAAATTGAACCTAGACTAGAAGCCTTCCGTAAAGACTACGATGGGTATAAGAATAAAACTGCTTCCTTTAAAGTATATAAGTGATATCCTTTGGTAAAGATATTGAAAGCTCTCTTGTCTCCCTCTACAAATCTAAGAAGATTGCATTAGAGGGGAACTTACTCAAAGTAGTAAAAACTCAAGATAAAGACTTTCAAGACTACTTAGACGAAGCTAAGACCAAAGACCAAGACACCCGTAGAAAAAGACTAGAGGTAACTAAACAAGTACAGTCGCAGAACAAAGACCTAATAGACAGTCAAGCAGAGAAAGAGAAGTTAATGCTTGAATTGAAACGAGCTTTGTCTGAGTCTGAGAAGTTAAGAGAAGTAGCTCTAGACGATTTAGAGACGCTTCAGAAGAAGACTCAGTTTGAACTCATAGGATTGATAGTAAAAGTAGCGTTAGGAGCTGTAGGTGCTGTTTGTATATTTACAACTGTACTTTATCTTTACGTACTAAGCAAAGGACTGGACTCTAAGATTATTGAAAGTACTTGGAGCAATATGTTTGGTATAATTCTAACTAACTGTTTTTCTATTATCGGTACGATAATGGGAGTTAAACACATAACAGATTCTAAAGATTCAAGAAAATGATACTACTATATATACAAGAGTGGGCAAAAGTAGCAGAAATGTACATTGTATGTTTTTTTAATGCTGCTATGATAATAACTTTAACTTTTGGTATAAGTTTTTTCTTTGACCAGTATTTCGCTAAGAAGGAAAGAATAGATTTATGACATATATTTGCGTATGAAAAACTTTATAGTAAGTCTAACACTTCTTTTGACTGGACAATTATTTGCCCAAAGAGATAGTGTATTTATTAAAACTCCTATTTACTCTTGTGTATATTCAGAAGTCCTACAACAACCTAAACGTATATGGTATACAGTACAATGCCCTACAGGATCTTATCCTCGTAAAGGAATGGACTTCTATACTAACGATAGTGTTAAGACTTCTGATGCAAAGGATTATGAAGCCAACGTATATGATAAAGGACATGGTGCCCCGGCCGCTGACTTTAACTGCACAAGAGAAACTTTATGGCAGACATTTTCTTATTTAAATTGTTTACTTCAGCACGAAAAATTAAACAGAGGTGCTTGGAGATTACTTGAGGCTTATGAGAGACAATTAGCTCTTAAAGGAAAAGTAACAGTACAAATAGATGTAATTTATACTAAGAATTCAGTTAAATTACCAACAGGTGCTACTATCCCAACTGCTTTTAGAAAAACAATTAATTTTGATAATAAAAAAGAAATGTATTACTTTGTAAATGAAGCGCCTAAGTCAAATGACTATAAGCTTTATTTAGTAAAGTAAAACATGAATTTAGAACAACTTAGATCTAAGATAAATGAATTTTATCTTGACTCAAAAAATCGAGAGTATCCTAATACATTGTTGCTTACAAAACAACAATACAAGGATTTCCTAAAAGAACTGTTTAATGTTCCAGATGAAGAAGATATTCCAGAAGGAATTTTTATTAAATCAATTGAAGGATTAACGGTTGCTTATGCAGAAGAACTGCAAGAACCTAGGGTATTAAAAATGTAAAGGGGAGCGAACTCCCCTATTCATTTATTTTTTTACTACTGTAGGACCACCGGTCATTTCAAAGAATGCCTTAATCTCAGCAACATCTTTTAACTCGATGGTGATAGGTTCACTTGTAACTTCAAATTTCTTGATTTTTACAGGAACTTTTTGCTTAGTTGCAGGATCAATCTTGTATTCGTATTCTACAGGATTTAACTTATCTGCGTTGCGATTTAAAATTACTGCTAATCCATCTTTTACAGGATAGGTCATAACTACTGAGTCTAGGTCAAATGAATAACCACTTTCAGGAACGAATTCCATTTCGTCTCCGTCTTCTACTTTTTTCTTTTCGGTGTAATAAAATAATCTCATTATTGTTTTGGCTTTGGTTTATTGTATTTTTTCTTTTTATAATTAGAAACGTTTTTCTTTACTTCTTCTTTAGCTACTAACTCTTGAACAAGTTCTTTAACTTCAGGTTTAACTTCTTCTACAGGTTCAGCAACAGGTGCTGCTACTTGTTCGGGAATAGGTTCAGCAATTACTTCTTCTTTAACTGGTTCTTTAACTTCCTCAACTGTATCTGCAAATAAATCAATAGGAGGAGGAGTAAGTTTAGTATCACCAAAGAACTCA